ACAAACTTATCAGTATTACCTACAGATGATAAGAGATGTGACAGGGCTTAATGAAGCTAGAGATGGTAGTACTCCAGATAAAAACGCTTTAGTAGGTTTACAAAAATTAGCTGCAGCAAACTCTAATACAGCTACAAGACACTTAATTCAAGCTATGTTATACTTAACATCTAGAACTTGTGAAAATGTATCATTAAGAGTAGCTGATTCATTACAATTTCCTTTTACTAGACAAGCATTAGAAAACAGTATATCAAGATATAATGTAGCTACGCTAGATGAGTTATCAGATTTAAACATACATGATTTTGGTATATTCTTAGAGTTAGAGCCAGAAGAAGAAGAAAGACAAGTTTTAGAACAAAACATTCAAATAGCTTTAAAAATGGGTGGTATTGATCTTGAAGATGCTATAGACTTAAGAGAGATAAACAATATTACTTTAGCTAACCAAATGCTAAAACAACGTAGGCGTCAAAAGCAAAAAAGAGATCAAGAAAATTCACAAGCTAATATACAAGCTCAAGCACAAGCAAATGCACAAACAGCTGAAAAAGCAGCGTTAGCAGAAATGCAAAAACAACAAGCGCTAGCAGAAACAGAAGTTCAAGTTGAACAAGCTAAGTCTCAGTTTGAGATTAATAAGATGCAACAAAAAGCAGAGATTGACAGACAGATGCTAGAGTTGAGATATAGCTTTGATGAAAAGTTAAAGAAAATGGATCTTCAAATGATGAAAGATAAAGAAGCTTCAATAGAAGATCGTAAAGACGAAAGAACAAGAATACAAGCCACACAACAAAGCCAAATGATAGATCAAAGAAAAAATGATTTATTACCAACTGATTTTGAGAAAAATCAAGTAGACCCATTGTTAGGTTAATCTAACAATTTATTATTAATTATTATATTATATTATGTCAGAAACAGTTCAAGATAAAGAAAAGAAGCCTTTAAAGATTAAAGTTAAAAAACCTTCTTTAAAACAAAAAGAAAGTCAAACACATAAAATTGACTTAAGTAAAAAAGAAGAAAGTGCAATTGAAGAGCCAAGCACAGAAAAAGTTGTACTAAAATCTAATGATAAGATAGAAGAGCCAAAAGTGGAGCTTCAGGAAATAGTACAAATAGAAGATAAGAAAGAACCCATTACAGAAGATAAAAAAGAAGAAACAATATCTCCTATATCTGAAGTAATTGAAGAAGAAGTTAAAGAGATAAAAAAAGAACATAAAGAAGCTATAAGAGATGAAAAGGTTTTAGGTAAACCATTACCAGAAAACATCGAAAAATTAGTTTCATTTATGGAAGAAACTGGTGGAACCATAGAGGATTATGCTAGGTTAAACACAGATTATTCAAATGTAGATGAAAATACTCTACTTAAAGAATATTACAAAAATACTAAACCACATCTAAATCAAGAGGAAGTAGATTTCATTATGGAAGACAACTTTTCTTTTGATGAAGAAATGGATGAAGAGCGAGATATAAAGAAAAAGAAACTTGCCTTCAAAGAAGAGATTGCAAAAGCCAAAAACTTTTTGGAAGAAACCAAGAGTAAATATTACGACGAGATCAAGTTGAGACCGGGCGTTACTCAGGAACAACAAAAGGCTATGGATTTTTTCAATAGATACAACAAAGAACAACAAATAGCAGAACAGCATCACGATGATTTTCAACGTTCAACTAATAAACTATTTGCCGATGAATTCAAAGGTTTTGAATTTAACGTAGGTGAAAAGAAATTTAGATATAATGTTGCTAATGTAAATGATGTTGCAGAGAAACAGTCAAACTTAAACACGTTCGTTAAGAAGTTCTTAAACAATGAGGGAGAAGTTGTTGATACTGTAGGTTATCACAAAGCTATTTATGCCGCTGATAATGCTGATACAATAGCTAGTCATTTCTACGAGCAAGGTAAAGCCGATGCAGTTAAAGATATGATGGCTAAATCTAAAAATATAAATCAAGATCCTAGGCCACAAGCTAACGGTGATATTTTTATTGGAGGATTAAAAGTAAAAGCAGTAAATGGTGTTGATAGTTCTAAGTTGAAATTTAAAAGTAAAAAATAACAACAACTAAAAATAAAAATTATGAGTTTATCTGGTGGGAGTTTTCCCGCAAGTTTAGTTCCTTCACAAAAAAGAATGGCATTAAGAGAGAATTTTCTTTCTTTTGATGACGCTGCTGGAGGGAATTTTGCACAACAATATCTACCTGAGCTTTACGAAGCTGAAGTAGAAAGATACGGAAACCGAACTTTAGGTGGTTTCTTGAGAATGGTAGGAGCTGAAATGCCTATGACATCTGATCAAGTAATTTGGTCTGAACAAAATAGATTACACATAGCTTACCAAACAGCAGTTGCTGCTGATGCAGGCGGTGCTAATGCTACTGCAAATGCTACTTTAACTATTAATTTAACTGGAACTGGAACTACTTCTGGAGCTGTAAGAGTTGGTCAAACAGTTCTCTTCACAGACAACGCTACAGGTTTAGTTTCTGGAAAAGGTTTAGTACAAGCTTTAGGTAATTCTGGCGGTGGTGGTCTTACTAATGATGTACTTTCTATAGCTGTATACGGGGTTGCTCAAGCTGGAACACCAATGGCTGATTTAGGAATAAATGGAGCTTCTGTAAACTTATTTGTTTATGGTTCTGATTTTGGAAAAGGTACTGTAGGAATGGCTGGTTCTATTGAGCCATCTTTTACTCAATACCAAAATTCTCCAATTATAATTAAAGATAACTTTCAAATTAATGGTTCTGATGCTGCTCAAATTGGGTGGGTTGAAGTTGCTACTGAGGATGGGCAGTCTGGATACTTATGGTATTTAAAAGCTGAGTCTGAAACTAGATTAAGATTTGAAGATTATTTAGAAATGGCAATGATTGAAGGAGAGTTTATGTCTGCTGCAGGTGTTGCTGTTAATGCTTCTACTATTCCTTTCAATGATGGTGCAGCTATTGCTCCTAATGGTCAGGTTGTAAAAGGTACTGAAGGTTTATTTGCTGCTATCGAAGCAAGAGGTAATGTATATTCTGGTTTTGCTGGAGCTGCTGCTCCTGGTTCAGGTGCTTTAGGTGATTTCGATGAAATCCTTAAAAACTTAGACAAGCAAGGTGCTATTGAAGAGAACATGTTATTCTTATCTAGAGCTACTGCTCTTGATTTTGATGATATGATTGCTGCTGTTAATGGTGGATTTGCTTCTACTCAAGCTGCTTCTTATGGTCTTTTTGACAATGATGGTGATATGGCATTAAACTTTGGATTTTCAGGATTCAGAAGAGGTTCTTATGACTTCTACAAGACTGATTGGAAATACTTAAACGATGCTTCTACTAGAGGATTATCTAAAGAGATAGATGGTGTAATGGTTCCTGCTGGAACAACTACAGTATACGATCAAATGTTAGGATCTAATATTAGACGTCCATTCTTACACGTAAGATATAGAGCTTCTGAAACTGAAGATCGAAGAATGAAATCTTGGATTACTGGTTCAGTAGGCGGTGCTTACACTGACACTTTAGATGCTATGACTGTTAGTTTCTTATCTGAAAGATGTTTAGTAACTCAAGCTGCTAATAACTTTGTGTTATTCAAAGGAGCTTAATTATTATATAAATGTGGAGGGTTAACGCTCTCCACTTTATTAACATTTAAAAAATAAGAAAATGGGATATGTAAAAATAGCGAAAGCAAACGGAGAGTTTGATTTGCTTCCAGCAGAGGATATTGGTACAATTAATGAAAGTTCTGATAATGGAATGACTTTTAAGTATGTTACAGGTAGAGAAATTAAATTAACATTTGATGGTAGACCTAAATTTAATACTGGAATTAACTCAGACGATCAAAAAATAATACGTGCTATAGAAAAAATGAACGGAGCTTCTGCTCCAGGGATTTTTCCAGAGGCTTTAAGTGTATCACTATTATCAAGTACTAACCTCGCGATAACTTAAAAAATAAATATTATGGGATATGTAAAAATGAATATATACGGTTCTGGTCAAAGTAACACGGGAATGTTAATGTTGCTTCCAGCTGACAATGTTATTAGAGTTGCAACTGGTGCGGATGATGACATCGTAGTTGATTATGCTTCTGGTTACCGAGTTAGCGTCGATTATCTTGGAGCTGGTTTCCTTGAATCCGATGTAGTTAGGCTTAAGGAAGCTATAAATATAGCTGGTGGAAATGCTGGACCAGCCATTATGTGGGACTCTAATTTTAGAGGAGCTGGTTCTTATGCAGATGGAAACTCTTTAAGCAAGTTAACTACTTAGTACTTATATTAAGTAAAAACAAAACAATAACAAGGTCCTACTTAGGTAGGATCTTTTTTAATTATTATATTATATTATATTATGGAAACAAAAGAAAAGAAAACTCCCGAAGTTAAAAAAAATACTTGGGAATATAAAGATAGAAATTACTATCTAATAAAAGGTGAACCTTTAACATATACTTTACCAAGTAGACATTCTGCTAGATATCCTCTAGTTTGGTTTGATAAAGAACTAGGTTATGAAAGAGAGTTGAGATATGCTTCTAATCATCAATCAATTTTTGTTGATGAACAGAAAGGATCTGTAACTTTAAAGCATATAGTTTTTGAAAAAGGACATTTAACTGTACCTAAAGAAAAAAGAAATTTACAAGAGTTTTTACAAAAACATCCTCATTTTAATCTTATATTTAAAGAGTATGATCAAGTTGTAGAAGCTGAAGATCAGTTTGATAGCTTAGAACTTGAAATAGCAGCTTTAAATATGGCTTACGAAATGGATGTAGATAAAGCAGAAGCTATATTAAGAGTTGAAAAAGGCTCTTCTGTAACTTCAATGAGCTCTAAAGAACTAAAAAGAGATTTGCTATTATTTGCAAAGCAAAATCCAGCATTACTCATGAATTTAGCTGAAGATGAAAATGTAGAGTTAAGGAACTTTGCAATCAGAGCAGTTGAAGCTAAAATAGTAAAATTAGATGCTGATCAAAAAACATTTAAATGGGCTGCTAATGGGCGTAAGCTAATGACAGTACCATTTGATGAAAACCCTTATTCAGCAATGGCTTCGTGGTTTAAAACAGATGAAGGGGTTGAAGTCTATAAATCTATAGATAAAAAACTTAAATAACAAGTGATTATAAGTAAGGGTGGTTTTATCGCCACCCTTTTTTTTTAAAAATATTAAAATGGCAATAAACGTAAACACGGTATATACCACTGTATTAACTATACTTAATAAAGAACAAAGAGGTTATCTAACACCTTTTGAGTTTAATAATATAGCTAGTCAAGTTCAGTTACAAATCTTTGAAAAGTTTTTTGAAGATTACAACCAATATATACGTATGCCAAAAACAGATGTTGAATTCGCATCAAGAATGGATCATATAAGAGAAGAGTTCCAAGTTTTTGAAAAGACTGGACCTTCAATAACTATTCCAGCTGGTGGTGCTCAAACAGATAATGTATATAATCAACCTAGTGATCTACATAGGTTTGGTTCAGCTTCTTGGAATAAAGGAGTTAATTCTCCTCCTATAGAGGTATTGAGTAATAGAGATTACAATCAAATAAAACTATCTCCTTTAACACAACCTACTAATAATTTTCCTGTTGCTAAGTATCAACAAGATAAACTAACAGTTTTCCCAAATTCATCACCCTACGCTAGTTCTGATGTTACTTTTA